GAGCATTTTTGGCACAAAGTTTCCCAATGTATCCCAAGAGCTTCTTATGATGTTTGACAAAAGCAGACAGCTTGCAGACGAGGCCACAGGAATACCTTCCTATTCACACGGATCAGGCTCTGTAGGAGGCATTGGTCGTACCGCTTCTGGTATGTCCATGATGCTGGGAGCTGCCGCGCAGAACATAAAAGCAGTGGTGCGAAATTTAGATGATTTCCTACTTGCACCGCTTGGAAAGGCTCTTTTTGCCTTTAATATGCAGTTTAATTTTAACAAAGCTTTCATTGGTGATCTTGATGTTATGGCTAAAGGTACAGAAAGCCTGATGAGAAATGAAATACGCAGTCAAAGATTGATGGAATTCATGCAAATGGGTGCAAATCAGCAAATGGCGCCTTTTATTAAATACGACTACATATTAAGGGAATTGGCAGCTTCAATGGACTTAGATGAGGATAAGATCCTTAATGACCCCAGAGAAGCGACCATACAAGCTAAAATGATGGCTGAGATACAAGCATTAATGCCTGAACAGCCAGCACCTCCGCCCCAAGAAGGCGATCAAGCTATCCCTGCCGCCGGTGCGCAAGCACAAGGCGCGCCTCCAGAGCCGAATGCACAGGGATTTACCGGCACTGGAGGCGGAGATAACGGTGGAGCAACAACACCACCCCCACAGCCCGCTAATGGTCAGCCCATACAGTAATGGAAAAGTCAGTATACCGAGACATGCTCTTTTTAGTTAATAGCAAAGAGCAATACGAGCTTCTTCAATCTTACGCGAAGGCTAGGATCAAGTATTATCACGTTTTGCTAGAAACAACTAAAGAAACAGATCGTATGAAAGAAATACAAGGAGCAATTGCTGAATTGCGTCGGTTTTCTACGTTGAGAGAAGAAGTAATAAAGGGCTCCAAGTAATGGCGGATAGATTAGATTCTGTATTAGGTATATCTGATGTTCCATTTTTTCAGCGGCCTATTAGTTCATCTAATAATGATCAACAAGTTGGTTTTAATGAGCTGGGTGACCCAGTCTATCGAACAATGTCAGGGGAACAGTACACTGTTTCATTGGCTGACGATCAACGAACATCAAATCAAAAAATTAAAGAAGATGTTATTCCTGCCGTAAAAGAATATGCCAAAGATCCATATTTACCAAGTTTTGATCAAGTATTAAATGCAGGAAAAACAGTTGCTAAAGGGTTCTGGGATATCATTTCTTTACCAGGGGAGGTTTTAAGTGGGGATCGTAAAGAAGCTGTTACATACGGAGATATAGCAGATTTATCAGGTCTTATGGTTGGTGGTTCAGCATTTGGATCTAGACCAAAAGATTCTCTTGGAATGTTCCTTGGCCCAAAGAACAAAGGCTATGATACCACAAAACTTGAACGTGCCGAAAAAATGAAAAAAGAGGGAGCATCCGATGATGATATTTGGCGAGACACTGAGACTAACTTTATTGGAGGCACTGGTTGGCAAGAAATTAATGATAATAGGTCAGTAACTGTTAATACTCGAAAAACTAAAGCAGCAGATAATTTTGATGAACCGCCTTTAACAGCAGCCAATATTGATAAACAAGCATATAATGCAAAAATTAAAGATTTAAAAATTACCAAAAAAGCCAGTGAAAATGAAATCTTTATGCTATTACAAACTGGCCAGATAACGGCAGATGCTGCAAAACAAAGCCTTGCAAAACTTGATGCTGATTATAAGAAAGCTATTTCAACTACGGACGATGCTGTTCCAGTAATCAACACTACTGGAAAACCAGCATTCACTGACCGTCCCCTCAAGACACGGGGACTCTTATATGATGTAATAAACCACGATACGCTTTTTGATCATATAGATTCGGCTCAAATGCCTACAGCACAATCTGGGTTTAGGCTGATGCCTAAAAATGATCCAAATACTACAGGTTATTTTAAACCAAAGAATTCTACTTCCCTTAAAAAGAATGAAGATAAAATTAATGTTTTTGATTTGCCTGATAAAGACGAAGAATGGTCTACTCTTTTACACGAAATCCAACATTATATGCAAGAAGTGGGGGAATCTACAGGTAAAGGCTCTGGAACTGTAAAAATAGCAGGGAAAACTTTTAGAAAATCAGAAATGGATATACGGGCCATTGTACTTAGAAATCAAAACCAACGTGAAGCAATCTTTACAAGGGATGGCGGCACTGAACATACTTTATCTTTAGAACATCTTTTAGAAAATACCGGTGATGTTAAATTTAAAAGCGGTACTTTTAATGGCGGTACTTTTAATTCTGTTTTTAAACATCATATGAACCTGACCGAAATATTATCCTCAATAGACGAATTGGCCAGTACTGTTGACCCAAAAAATTATAAATCTGCTTTAGCGAAAAGACTAAAAGAAACATTCCCAAAAATAAAAAGGGTAGAATTGGTGGTGGACGAATTATTATCACACCCTTCTGTAATAACTTTAGTAGAAAGAGTTAGAAACGCGCGCGCTAATAAAGGAATTCTTGGAGTTTCAAATGATTTTGATACAAGTTCCAAGATAACTGCCTTGTCAATTATGCCTAAAGTAAAACAAGCAAATATTCTGGGTGGAAAAGACTTATCATTTTATATGTATCAGGCAAATCTAGGCGAAACAATGGCACGTTTAACAGAAAAACGCCGTAACTATTCCTCTGCTGAACGCAAAGCAAGGCGCCCAAGTATGGACTTAGATATCGACGAAGATCTAATTATACAAGACAAGATTTTGTTAGATTAATTTAGGATTATAGAATAATGGATTCAATATTAAAACATCATTACGAAAACATAGCTAATGGAACTGCTGTCCAAAACGAGGACGGTTCTTTATCTACAGTTTTTACAATTATTGTTGAGATTGATGGAGAAGAAACATTAATTCCTACGGTTTGGGATGGGCAAATATTAGATCAGGAAGAGGCTATACAGCGTGCAATTAGTAGTGGCGTTAGTTGGCCAAAAGCCCCAGCAGGGCCGGAAGGTGTAGAGGCATTAGAATTACAGGATGCTATTTTACATAAAGAAATGAAACCAGTTTCAAGCGAAGAAGCTCGGCAAAAATTAAATGAAACAACAGAAACGATGGACGGCTTTGCTTTAGGCGGCCTAGCAACTGCCCGAAAGGGAATAACCACACAAGAGGGATTGGACATGGCTAATAAAAGCAATCAAAGGGACGATAAAAAAGCAGACGTTGATGGTGATGGAAAGCTATCCCCATATGAAAAAGAGCGTGCTGAAGCAGTTCAAAATAATGAACTAATAGAGGACGAAGATATGGCGATGGCGCATGGAGGCATGGCCTGTGGGATAATGGGTTATGATGAAAAATCTGGTAATGAAATACCCCTTGGTTCATCTGCTGAAAATGTTCGTGACGATATTGACGCTAAATTAAGCACCGATGAGTTTGTCCTTCCGGCACACGTTGTAAAATATCATGGGCTAAAACACATTATGGGTTTGATGGAAGAAGCCAATATGGGTTTAATGGGAATGCATGACGAAGGACTTTTAAAAGGTGATGAAGAAGAAAGTCCAGAAGAAGAAATCTCTTCAGAAGAAGGCAAGACTGAATGTCCTGTTTGTGAAGGTACTGGAGAAGATGGGGGAGAAGAATGTACTCATTGTGATGGTTCTGGATACCATTACGAGGAAGAGGCAGATGAGGGTAATGAAATCGAAGTCGCTACAATTATTGTAGAGGACAATCTTGAAGAAACGGAAGAAGAGATACCCTCTATTCCTAAAAATCGAGTCGGTGGCGTTAAAAAGAGAAAATACGCTTACGCTCATTAACGGGCTACTCGCACATGCGACCCCCAGAAAGAAGTATAAAATGGCAAGAAAGAAATATGATCGTGCAGATGAAGAAAATAATTTATCGTACTCAGAAGAAATGGCACAATCTACTCAACCAGATCAAGAGGCTCAACAAGAGGATAAAATTGTATCTGGCGAGGAGATTACATTTAAAAAAAGGTATGCCGACCTACGAAGGCATTCCCAGCAAGTCTTATCCCAAAAGGACAAGCAACTAAATGATGCTAAACGGCAACTTGAAGTAGCTTCCAAAGCGCAAATTAAGTATCCCAAATCAGATGCTGAAATAGCACAATGGGAAAAAAAGTATCCAGACGTCGCACAGGTCATTGATACTATTGCACGCAAAAGATCTGCGGAAGCAATTGCCGAAGGTGATAAGAAGTTGGCTGGGTTGCGTGAGTTGGAAACTAAGCTTACACGCAAAGAAGCTGAACAGGAGCTAATAAAAGAACATCCTGACTTCTCTGATATTCGCCAAGATCCTGGCTTTCACGAATGGGTTTCCGAGCAACCTACATATATTGCAGATGCATTATATAAGAATAATACGGATGCACGGGCAGCTAGTCGAGCTATTGATCTTTATAAAGCTGATATAGGTAGATCTAATAAATCTCCAAAGTCAGCAGCAACATCAGTAGGAAGAACTTCAAGTTCGTCCCCTACAACAAAAAGTAAAGCATCATATAGTGAATCTCAAATTAATAACATGACAGACAAAGAATTCACTAAGCACGAAGAAGGAATTAGGAAGTCGATACGTGATAAGACATTTACTTACGACATGACTGGTTCAGCACGATAATTGTTGCCATTAATGTAATAATTTGCTATAATATGATGAGTAACAGATATCTTACTATAAGTTCTGTTACACCATACATTAAACATTAGGCCGCATTAGCCTACCCTTCTGTTTAATACAATTTCAGAAGAATTTGACGTTAGTCTACCAGTATTGGTTTGGCCCAAATATTCCGTGAAGGCATTCACTAAATATTCGCACCCATATTCCCTACTGCCACTGTTCGAATAAAAACTTCTGTGTCTTGAAGAGAACCTATTCTGGGTTCTCCGCCATTTCACTTATAAAGGAGTAATACAATGGCAATTGCAGCGGCATCGGGTTATGGTCAGTTTTCTGGCGGTGGCTTTAGTCCTGTTCTTTACGCTAAAAAAGCTCAACTTGCATTACGCAAGAGCTCTACCGTAGAGGACATAACAAATTCCGATTATTTCGGAACCATAAATTCATTTGGCGACTCAGTAAAGATTATTAAGGAGCCAAGTATAACAGTAACCGCTCTTCAAAGAGGTACAGCCCTTGCTACACAAGCATTGACTGACACCGATTTCACAATGGTTGTTGATAAAGCAAACTACTTTCAGTTCGCTTTAGACGATCTTGAAGAGCATTTCACTCATATGAACTGGATCGACCTTGCTTCAGATCGTGCTGGATACGCTATTAGAGACAAGTACGACGAAGAAGTGCTAGGCTACCTAGCTGGTTGGAAAGGCGGAGCTGGCTCATGGGCACGGAATACAACCGTATCTGGTACAAAAGCAAACACTAGCGCTGGTAGTGACGAATTGCTCGCAGCTAATAAATTAGACATCACTGATTTTGGTGGTGCTGATATTGGCGGTTCAGGCGAAGTAACGTCTATTCCAATTCTAGCTGGCGGCGGAGCTGGTGGAATCACTTCACCATTAGCAATCCTAAATCGAGTTGCTCGAATGATGGATCAAGCTAATGTTGAGTCCGACGGACGTTGGTTAGTGGTTGACCCAGTATTTGCTGAAGTACTAATGGATGAGGATTCAAAACTCATCAATGGTGACTACGGTGGTGGTGACGAAATAAGAAATGGTAGATTACCAGGTCTTGTTCGTGGTTTCCGCGTGTATAAGTCAAACAACGTACCATATCTAGGGAACGGTGCAGGAACAGCGGCAGCAGCCGGTTCTGAAACTCACTTTAGTGTGGCGGTTGCTGGCCATGACAGTGCAGTAGCTACAGCGCAACAAATTAACAAAGTAGAGACTTTCCGTTCTCCAACATCTTTTGCAGATGTTGTAAGGGGCGCAAATCTTTATGGTAGAAAAGTTCTTCGACCAGAATCTTTGTTCACTTGTAACTACAATATCCACTCTTAAAAATAGGGGGTCGGCGTTTTCAACGTCGGCCTCTTTTTACTTAGAGGTATTTTATGGCTAGTTCGTATATCACACTTTCCAATCTTGTTTTACGAAGATTGAATGAAGTAGAAATTGCAGAAGCAGATTTTGCGTCTGTTAGAGGAGTTCAAGCACTTGTTAAGGATGCTATTGAGTTTTCTATTGCCAAAATTAATCAAGCTGAATTTGAGTGGCCTTTCAACGCGGCTGAACATACTCAGGTTCTTGTTGCCGGTCAAACGGAGTATACGTGGCCCACATATTTTAAAGTTTCTGATTGGAATAGTTTTCAAATTCTTGAAAATTCGTCGTTAGGATCTTCTTACCAACAACTAAAATACCTTGAACGAGATGAGTGGTATAAATTTCATAGGGATGATGATTATACTGCTGGATCGGCTGGTAGAGGAATACCTCAATATGTTTTCCCTTCTCATGGATCAGGTTTTGGCGTAACGGAAAGCCCAGATGCGGCCTACTCTGTTCGCTTTCGATATTATTTAACACATTCAGATTTAGTAAACGCAGCAGATGTAAGTCGTATACCTACTAATTTTGATTCTTGCATAGTGGATGGTGCACTATATCAAATGTACCAATTTAAAGATAACTTAGAAGCCTCGCAAGCCTCATATGCCGCCTTTGCTGATGGCCTTAAAAATTTACAAACTCTTTATATTAACAATTATGTTTATCTCCGTGATACTCGAGTAAACTTCTAATGCCAGAACAAACTCAGTCGTTTAAAGTCCTATGCTCTGGTGGTCTAAACTCTAATGAAAATCATTTAGATTTATCAGACAACAAACCAGGTGCGGCCACAAGATTGGTCAATTACGAGCCGTCACTTTTTGGGGGTTATCGTCGTATAAACGGATTTACTCCATATAACACCACGTATGCAGAAGTTGGCGTTGGGGGGGTTGGTACAGGAAAGATTTATTGCGTAGCAATTTATAAAAATGAACACCTTGGAAATCCCTATTTAATAGCTGCTCGAAAAAATGCATCTGGTAATACTTATTCTTTCTGGAAGTATGTTGATAATGTTGGTTGGCAAGTAATCAACACTGGTCTTACGCTAGCAGTTACAAGTGGCTCTAGAACAGTTGATAAAATTAGATTTGTACAATTTGACTTTGGTACAGGTAGCCAAATTTGTTTTGTTGATGGGGTTAATAAAGCAACAATTTTTAATGGCACTAATTGGTACGCAATAAGTAGCTCAAATTCTGGAGGCTCTTCAAGTCCAGGCGGCAACCAAGTAGTTAACGCTCCCGAGCTTGTAGATGTTTTTGAAAACCATCTATTTCTTGCTGGAGACAAAACTAGCAAAGCAGTTATAACACATTCTGCCCCAAAAGATCCTTTAACTTTTACTACGGCTGCTGGTGCTGGTCAGATTGTTAGTGGATTTAATGTTGTTCAAATTAAACCATTTAGAGACAACTTATTTATCTTTGGCACTAACTCAATCAAAAGTGTGAAAGTTGCAAGTAATGCGTTTACCTTAGACAACGTAACAGCAAATGTGGGATGTGTTGCTAGGGATAGTGTTCTGGAAATTGGTGGGGATTTGCTCTTTCTCGCACCTGACGGCTTTAGACCCGTAGCTGGTACAAGTAGAATTGGTGATGTTGAACTCGAAACTGTATCCAAACCAATTCAAGGCGCTTTAGTAGACCTTATTCAAAACTATGATCTTAGCACTTTAAATGGAGTCGTAATAAGATCTAAGTCTCAAGTTCGTTACTTTGTAGGTGGGGCTACGGTAGGAGTAACTGATAGTTATGGAATTATAGGTGGATTATCAGATAGCTCGGGTTCCATAGAATGGGAATTTGGAGAATTACTGGGAATCCGCGCTTCATGTTGCACATCAGAATATATTGGAACTACAGAATTTATTCTACACGGCGACCATGATGGCAAAGTGTATAAACAAGAAGTCGGAAATTCCTTTAATGGATCAGATATCGTTAGTGTATATCAAACTCCTTATTTAGATTTTGGAGAAACCGAAGTTAGAAAAACTCTACGAAAAGTTAATACTTTTATACGGGCAGAAGGCCCAATGACAATGTATTTATCAATGGCATATGATTGGGGGAGTGGTGACACAAGCCGACCCAGTACTTATACTCAGGCTAGTGCTGGGGCACCAGCCGTATTTGCTGGTCGTAATATTACATATAACGGCACAAACGTCCTTTATGGCGGCGCATCAAAACCAATTATGACAAGCGATATTCAAGGCTCTGGCTTTAGTGCTAGGGCCAATTTTGTGACTGTTGGGCAAGAATCCGCACACACAATTCAAGGTATTGTTATCGAATTTTCTGTATCAGGGAGAGCTTAACAAATGGCTGGCTACACTAGACAATCCAATGCAACAATAATTAACGGCGCTGATATTACAGCCCCACCTTTGAATGCAGAATTTAATCAACTTATAGCGGCGTTTCATGCCACAACTGGACACGCACACGATGGATCAACAGGCAGCGCCCCTAAAATAGTTTTAACAACAAGTCTTTCTGGATACTTACCAGCCGCACATGGTGGTGTTGGGGGTAAGAATAATACAACAGCAACAACTACTCCAGCCGTAACAGATGACAGTGGTGATGGATACGCCCCTGGTTCTATTTGGGAAAATACAAATACTGGGCGTGTATATCTATGTGTAGGTAACTCATCAGGTGCAGCGGTCTGGCGAGAGATCGTAACGATTCACTCAGGAAATGCTATACTTCCTGTAACAACAAATTCAGTTGATATTGGTAACGCCTCATACAAATTCCAAGATCTGTTTTTACAAGGTGGAATAAGCTCTGCTGGTAATACTGCTATAGGTGGAACATTAAATGTAACAAGTACCTTGGGTGTAACGGGTGTTACTACACTGGGCACTGCCAACATAACCACAGGAAATATTGGCACAGCAGTTTTAACATCTACCGATATTAACTCAGGAACAATGGATAACGTTGTTATTGGTGCCTCAACCGCTCAACCAGCTACTTTTACCACCCTTACAGCATCAGGAACAAGTACCCTTGCGACAGTAGATATAAACGCTGGTAACATTGATGGTACAGCGATAGGTGCGAACGCTACCTCAACGGGAGCATTTACGACTGCTTCAACATCTGGATTAGCAACACTAGCAAGTGTTGATATAAATGCTGGTAACATTGATGGCACAGTAATTGGTGGCGCTAGTAAGGCCGCAGCAGGATTTACAACTGTAACGACAACAGGGCAAGCCACTCTTGCAAGTGTAGACATCAATGGTGGTAACATAGATGGAACTATAATTGGTGCATCCGCTACTGCCGCTATTACAGGTTCAACTATTACTGGCTCATCACTTGTAGGCCCTCTAACAGGTAATGTTACCGCGTCTTCTGGTGCGTCAACTTTTAACAATGTAACAGTCAATGGAACGGTAACTGGAAACATAACTGGCAATGTAACTGGTAATATTACAGCCAATAGTGGGTCTTCTACCTTAAACAATCTGACTGTAAATGGGACAATGGATGTTACCGCAACTGTAATATCAAATGTTTCAAATCCTGTTAATTCTCACGAAGCAGCTAACAAAGCATATGTTGATACTTCAATAAGCAATCTAACAGGAGGTGCCACTGCGGCATTAGACACTCTTGGTGAAATCGCAACAGCTCTTGGTAATGATGCAGCCTTAAATACAACACTTACAAATTCTATTGCAACCAAACTTCCACTTGCCGGAGGCACAATGAGTGGTGCCATTGCAATGGGATCTAATAAAATTACCGGTATGACTAATCCTACTGGTGCCCAAGATGCAGCTACGAAAACCTACACAGACGCACAACGCGACACTAGGGTAGCTAAATCTGGTGATACAATGTCTGGTGCCCTAGCTATGGGTAATCAAAAAATTACTGGATTAGGTACGCCAACAGCAAATACGGATGCAACTACAAAAACATATGTTGATACTATTCTGGGGTCTGCAACAGCCGCCGCGACTTCTGCTACGGCTGCGGCATCAAGCCAAACTGCGGCTGCTTCAAGTCAAACTGCGGCTGCCAGCAGCCAAACGGCTGCGGCCTCAAGCGCGACTTCTGCGGCTGCTTCGTATGACTTATTTGATGATCGTATGCTTGGGGCATTTTCTAGCGCCCCAACGCAAGACAATGATTCAAATTCGTTGGTTGTGGGTACACTTTATTTTGATACAACAGCAAACGCTATGAAGGTTTACTCTTCTGGAGGTTGGTTAAACGCTGGTTCGGCTGTTAATGGTACAAGTGCTCGTTACTCATATACAGCTACTGCTGGTCAAACAACCTTTAGTGCAAGTTATGATGCTGGCTATGTAGATGTTTACCTAAACGGTGTAAAATTAAAACTGGCCACTGACTTTACTGCTACAAATGGGTCAACTGTTGTTCTCGCTTCGGGCGCAGTCTTAAACGATATTGTTGATATTATCGGGTATGGAACATTTACGATAGCCGATCATTGGACAAAGACCCAGGCAAATTCACAGTTTGTAGATGTTGCTGGCGATACCATGACTGGTAATCTGTCCTTCGGTGATAACAACAAAGCCATCTTTGGTGCTGAACTTGAGATATACAGTGACGCAACTCATGCTCGTATTCGTGAGTATGGTTCTGGACAGCTTAAAATCCAAGGCGACAATATGC